ATACGCTTGGCGTGGATGTTTGCGTAAAGACCTTTCTTAGCCATTACTTCTTTTTGCCTCCGCCTTTACCGGAGTGCTTTTTACCACAGGACATTACCAGATACCAGGAATAATTTGTCCAGTCAGCGCGTAAGCACCCAGAGCAGCCACAACGCCAAGCATAGCGAAGCGACCGTTGAGCTGTTCAGCTCGTTCATTGTGAGGTACACCGTAGGGATGATCAGTCATAATAAGGGGTGGCTCTTTAGCCCAGATGTTTGTGTCGTTCATTAAAATTCTACGTCGGAAGTAGCCAGTCTATTGAGAACATCCCGGCGATATGCAGGGTCGTTATCGTAGCGAGGATCTGACATTGCTTGGACTAGTTCTGCTTGACTGCGGAAAGAATCGTTTTCAGACTTAGCTTCCTTGCCAGAAAGCATCTGTCCATCTTTGCCGGTCGCATCAGTATAGTTAGCAGCCAACGCTTGTACGGCAAAGAAAATAGCATTGGGGTCACCTTGATTCATGACAGAATCATACATTGCAATTTCTTGCTTAGAAAGGTTTTGACTTGCCCATGTTATCATAGCTTTGTAAGCTTTTTCTCCCCCAACCATTTTAAACAACTCTTGAGCTTGGGCTTCAGTAAGTTGCTCACGTTGAGGTTCTTCAGTAGTTTCTTCTTCTACTTCTTCGGGGGTTTCGGTTTCGGCTTCCCCTTCTTCGTCCCGTACATCTTCTCGTGGTTCTCCTAGTTTCTTTTGAAGTTCAAGATACGCTTGCTCAAGAGCTTTGGAATCTTTAAATTTACCAGCTAGTAGTGGTGAGTCACCGCTCTCCAAACTATCCGCTACTTCCAACGCTTCTTGTTCAGCAGCATTGAGTCCAGCTTCATTAACTTCGGGAGCGGCGTCGCTCATTGTAAATTGTTCGCTCATTCAATTGGTGGTGGTGGTAGTTCAGGTTGTTGTTCTTGCTGCATCATTTGCATAGCAGCTTGTTCACGTTTCTGATCAACAGCTGCCAGTTGCGGTTGTTGTTGCAAAGCCATCATTTGTTGCTGTTGTTGCATTGCAGCTTGCTGTTCTTGTTGCAGCTCTTGCATACTCTTAACCAAATTCAATACATCAATACCTTGAGCAGCAGCCAAACGCTTGACTACTTCTTCAGGATTAATGTAAGTTTGGAGAGCTTCAGGTCCCATGGTCTGTGCAATAACAGTAAGGAACTGAGTAAGACTTTCACGATCTTGACCACGACCAAGTGCATTGATACCAGCAACAATAGTTGGTTTAACAATGTCACCTTTAGGAAGGCGGGGGATCTCTCCAGTCTTTTGTGCAACGTTCAACTTACGGTTAAGGTAAGGAACAAGGAACTCAACAGTCAACAAGGAGAACAATCCACCAAGTTGTTGTTCGAGTTCAAGTTGTGTCATCCGTACTTCTTCAGCAGTTGTACGCTCAGAGTTCCGTACATTAAGTACAAGGAATGCTTCGCTGATTCGCTGAGACAACGTACCTACCATTTGATAGGCAGTTTGGAAGTCAGCTGTCTTGCCTACCTGGACAACACCAATGTCATCAGGACGACCCTGGATGATAGCGCCGTTGCCTGCTTTGGCAAGCGTAGCTGGCTTGGTGGTGCTGGAGGGGCTGACAGTAAAGACCACTTTAGCAGCCGCTGCACTGCCTTCAACCAAGGCTTGTGACAGTGCTTCAAGTGACTTCAGGTCACCAATAAATTCTTCTACTCGTCCACGTCCATACACTTCTCCATCAACGTGGTTAAAGCGTAGGACAAGCCAAGGGTTAGCTTCCACTGGAGCTTTACTCATTGACTTAGGAAGAATCTCTCCATCAACTTCTTGATGCCAGATCCAACGGTTGTTATCTAACGTGACGTGTGTATAAATATCACATTCATCGTCGTGATATACCGACCCATCATTATTAGATACAGAATTTGGTTGAGGTGACTTATATTCGGGGTAATATTTTTTGAGTAGTTTTTTGGAGATTGTTTCTTTCGTTACAATTTCAATAACGTTACCGTTACCATCTCTATCTACAACATATCGGTTAAGGGGATAGAGCTTAAGCCCTTCCTTACCCATAAAGATAAGAGCATTACCAGCAACAACAAGATGCTTAAGTGCTTGATGAACTACCACACGGTCGCCAGAAGCGGCGATAGATTCCATGATAGTACGTTCAATCTTAGCAAACGACAAGTCAAGTTCTGATCTGATCTGCGGTCCTAGGTCTTCACCAAGGTTAATATCATTTACCTGGAGTTTAAAGAAGCTAGTTTGTGGAGGTAGAAGAGCAAGCATCAATTTACTTGCCAGCGTCACCACACCTTTAGCTCCTACTGATTGCCATGGAGTAATGAGTTTACGTGCACCTTTAGTGAAAGCCTCATCCTCTCGGACAAGGTATGGAAGAGTCAGTTCTGCTGCTTGTCTAGCAGTGTTGAGAAACTGGGAACGGTCTGAAGACAATCTGTCATAGCGTGATTTAGCAGACATTAGATGTTCAGGACACTAGCTGTCGGTACGTTAACACCGGCAGATGATTGAATTGGAGTCGTTTGAAACTGGTCAGCACGACGACGGAATGCTTGAGTACCAGCAGTTTTAGAAGTTTGACTACCAGGAGAGATTCTCAAATTGGGAGCCATACCACCACGAGCTGCACTAGATTGTGCTTGAATTGCTAAACGGTTTTGAAGTTCAGCAGCTTTTTGACGTTGTAGATCTTCATTTGAGAGTTCAGCAATTTTAGCTTCAGCTGCTTTAATTTGTTCATCAGCTTGAGCACGATAATCTTGTGCAGCTTTAGTCAGTTCAGCAATTTTAAGTTGGTCTGCAGTTGGCGGTGGAGGAGTAGCAGCTGAAGTTGCTGTTTGAGGTTTTCTTCCTAAAAATTTTAGGAGGTCCCCAAATTTTACTGGTCCGTAGGGACCGCCGCCAGGTGTTTGTGGACCTGTTCGCTCTGATGCCTCACTTAGCAAGTTAAGAAAACCTTCAGTCTTGTTTTCACCAGGAATTACGGTACCAAGAAGGTTATTAAGAAGTGACTTGTCACCAAGAGGGGCCTTGCTATCAAGAGATGAATTGCCACCAAGAATTGACAGAATACTCAAAGCCATTAGTTTTCCTCCATATAATTAATGACCCACTCAACGACACTACGTTGACCAGATCGGTACATGATTTTTTCCATTGTATCTTCAGGTGTAGGGTTGGTAGGTGGAAAGGTTTCTTCTAATTTGGCAAGCATAGCAGTAGCTGTCATGCCACGTAGGTCTAGAAGGTCAAGCGTATTGAGGGAGGTTGGGGTTTGCATGTTCAAAGAACGCAGGCATACGAGCACGTTTGGTGTCGGCAAGCTCAGGTGCTTTACCCTCATACATCAAACGATCGCTGGCATCTAGCCAAAATTTTTTGTTCAAATATTTATTGGGTGAGTCACCAAGAGGTTGAAGCACCCAGTTGATAGTTGCCTTGCGTAGCTTATCCAGACTAGGACTCCAATCGAGGTTAAGCTCACGAGCAACCAAACTATTTGTGGCAACGTGTACTTGTTCATCACGACTAATGTCGGCACTTACGGTACGTAGTCCCGCATCACCGTTAAATCGGAAGAACGGGAGGAGCACAAAGAAAATCGCACGTTCGGCAACCAACGCTTTGAGGATTGTATGATCTGGATGAGCAATCCAGGCGTCGCGGAGACGCTTGGCTTCTTCTTCAGCCTTTTCATCAACGCCGATAGCATTGGCGATGTAACCAAGTGCAAGGTCGTGATTCTCCTCGTCCTTGATATTGGACAGAAGGAGATCCCTTGCCATCTCCGGTACTTCATTTTTAAGTGCATCATGAATAAAGTCTCCTACCGGAAGCTCCATATGTCGGATTGCCAGAGCACGGTAGATAGCTTCTTCCGCACCTTCGACAAGAGTACCAGCAGTTGTTTGGACAGGTGTCCAGGTTCTTTTACGTCCAAGAAGTTTTTGATAGGGGTTCATTCGCCGCAATTACAATCAGGAGCAGGATCATTAAGAATCGACTCCAGGTAATCATCGACCTCTGACTCATCCAATGCAGCGTATGCACTGGTCTTGTCTTGAGTGTCACCCATCACCTGAAGCGAATAGTAGAGACTAGTCTGCGGAGAGCGCAGCCAATCTTCAATAAACGCTTCGTCATAGGTGATCACATCAGACCAACTATTGAAGCTGTAGCCGTGGAGAAGTCCGGTACTATCAAGCATACGCATAATACCGTCTACCACTTTATTATAGTCTTCCCAGCCAACCTCAGACGCGATCTCAACAGGACCGTAGTCAAAGCTTTGGACGCCAAACGTACCGCTGTCACGGTCCACCTGGCGGGCGATGGGAGGGGCAATTTCAGGACAGGTAGTATACCCATCCAA